TCGTATGGAGATAACTCAAGACCTCGGTACATCACCTTTTTAAGATTGGGAGTACATGTTATGATCTTAGATTCGGACCCACTACCGTACACAAACATTAGTTAGCCTCGTTAATTAAGTATGCCGTGAAAATTTCCTCAAACCGTTGCTGATTTGATATGGCGGTATCAATTTTACTGTCCATTGCAACAACGGTGCTTTTTATTACCTCCACATCAGTAGTGATCTGACTGGTGTCTGGTATTGAAACACTGGTTAGCTGCGCTTTAACTTCAGTGGCGATCCAAAACTGCGCTGCCATTCCGAGAACAGTTAATCCCCCTAAGCTAGCCACAACAGCGATGACCCACTGTGTTATTTGTTTACTTTTCGCGGTCATTTTCAAGTCTCTCTATCGTGAGTTGAGCATAATCACGTCGTTGTTGCGCCCTACGCGCCGCTAAAATATTGCCCGACTCTATTCTGGCGACTCTTTGTGTCAGGGTGTCAAATTCTTCTTCTTGTAGGTCAATTTGGTGCTGCACAACATCCATATCCGGGAGGTCCTGATCCTCATATTTCGATACCTCTCCGACCGCATCGGGACGGGTCCCCTCATCATCGGGACCGGGGGTCGGTACACCCACCGGGATAGGCTCGTACGTGTTTTCCAATATACATGATTGGTGGGTGTTGAATAGGGTCTTGATCTCAGATATTTGGCATCTTAGACGGGCTGCCATTGAATGCATGCCCTTGGCGTCGTAAACTTCGGCGGCACACCATTTGTTAAGAACCAACTTTTGCTTGGACACCAATATTGTGCCCCACTGAGTGGATCCTAAGCATTGGTTAATATCAACGTCCCCGAGAGAATGAGCAAATGCAAATGCCTTTGAATCTCCTGTTACGACATCGCCCGTAGTTTGGGCGTTGTTATCGTTACTTTGAACGATGTCAGGGGTGGCAAATGCTAGAGCAGGTGCCAATAATATAACAATTAACCATTTCATGTGAAAAACTCCATTATGGCCTTGTGTATCGTAAAGTTAAAAGAGCACTAGCGAGCACAGTCGATAAGTCCGCCGATTCCGCTAGCTCCACCCTGATAGTTATGAATCTGCTAGTTCCAGGTGCGGGGCGTTGTATACCAAACGTGCGAGTCGTATCGATTGTACGCCATATATTTATCGCAGGCATTATCGCTACACCGTCACCTTCAAGTGAAATATGTCGAACTGAATATGACGGCGCTGCAAGGAAATCGTCCTTCCACTGATTCTGGTTAGGAACATTTACAAATGTGTTTACGGGTGTTTTATTTTGAAGCTTGTTCTGAAAGGTTCCAAACCTGAAATCTATGTCTAGTGCCACGCTACCTACCCCGTGATATTCCTGATCTACTATGCGTAAAGGGGCCGTGAAAAATGATGGTGAGGTGGGAGAAATAACCGCAACTGCCCCAATATTTGCCATTTGGATTGTCACGTTAGATTAGGCCCAGTCAGGTAATATTCGAAGTCCGTACGCTTGTACACAGTAAACTGACCTTCCCCTGCAATCACAAACCCAGCAACGAGTGATGTTGTCCAACCAGTACCATTCCAGTAAGTTATGACACAACCCGGCCCTGCTTGAAATAAAATGTCTCCCGCTCCAGCGTCGTTTATGACCGCCCACATCGAACCAACTTTAGTTCCTGGGATATCCACCAAGGAGTAAGTTCTTGATGGGACTTCATCGTGAATAATCATTTCACCGACTGTGCTAAGTCCAAAAATCAAATCGGCATTTTGAACACGAAGAGGTAGAACATTCATCCCCACAGGCTCAAAAGCCCCATTGGTGCGGAGTACTTCAGCCCCCATGCCGACATCATTACCGACACTATTCGAAGTTCGTAAAGACTGAACTCCATTGAAGAAGAAATTGGCGGATCCATTTCTCTGGAAGGACAACCACCTATTCTGAAGAACGGTGCCGGAAGTGTTTGTTTGCCAAAAATCGAATAATCCCAAGTTAGCACTTAAGTCGAACAGGACCCCACCGTTACCCACATCAGAACTAGTAAAGAAAAGTTGCGGTCGACCAAATCCCGCCTCCTCTCCATCAAGAGCGATAATCGCATTACCATTGTTGGCGTTAAGATTTATCGATGTTCCGACTCCTGCATACGTTAGTTCGAAAATACCGTCCTCGTAGGTCAGTTCAGACTCACCCTCTATATCTGTCGGATTCACCCAGACAGCAAGTTGATTATTTGTTGGTGCCCCTGAAATTTGTGCACCGCCACCACCACCACCCGCATTGGCAAAAAATACTTGACCTGCACCATCAGTGATCATAACCTGACCAGGAAGGCCATCAACAGCCGGGAAGAAATACTCATCTACTCCCGGACCAAATTCTCGATAACCCGGTGGGGTTGTTGGGTCGTACCGTAAAGAACTGTTTGCAACAGTGCCGGGAGCCACCAAATCAACGAAAGCCTGCCCCGCATCTTGAATCTGCATAGTTAATCTATCAAGTGCAGATTCATGTGACTCCGAGTCAAATGGGTCATACCGAGTGTAATTGAGTTCCTGATTATTCGGGGTAATCCGCAGGATTCGAATACTTTGCAAATTTGGGGGGGCAATGTTGTATGACACAACACCGCCTGGATTCAAATCCTGATCAACATTCAGAGTAATGTCGAGGAGATTGAGTACGTAACTCAATGATACCCAGGCAACATCATCCACCCGAAACGAAAAGGCAAAGGTCAATTGAGCACCGTCTCCGATATACTCAATAAAATTAGGATCATCTTGAACCGTCATGGTTTAGTCCTGTTCTGGAGGTATCTTCACAGGTTTTAAGTTAATGGCAATGCAGCTGACTTTTAATTGCGACATTACACCATCAGCTTCCGCCCATGGAATTTTACTACCGATCAGTGCTGTAACCATGTTCAATAATTTAACTGGCACAGCAACATGAGAAGCTTGCCCCTGCTCTGCTGGCGATGGGATTACTGGTTCTGAATTTTCGTCATTCATGTTATTATCCTTGTGGTGGTGTATCTGTACAGATACACCAGTATACCACGACCCGGGTTCTCTGTCAAGTTACCATAATTCGTCTAGGTATATAGGTAATGCGAAGCACGGGGCCGGGAAAGGTCGGGTGATAGTTAGAACTCAGGATGCGCGTGTTTGCCTGAGAAGTTGACCGTGACAAAGTAAGGATGATGCCCGAGTCCGCCGTGTAGTTCGGCATATCGATCTGGGCTTGCACCAGCGCAGAAAGATCCGGCGACGTTTCCAAAACACCGACAACGACGTTACCTATCAGCCACGATATCCCGCCCGGAATAATATCGTCTGCCGCCAGCACCACTGCAAAATTTAAGTCCGTCGTGCCGGGGTAGTTCTGCCAATCGAAACCAAGACCCCCACCATAATGATATAGCTGACCATCTTGCAGGAAAGCGTTGTAGTGATACGCTGCTATGAATGATGTCACCGACAACGGAAATGCAGGGGAAAAGTACGGGTCCGGGTCCAGAACTAGAAAGTATTGCTGCCCAGCGATCAACGACACTACGCCGGGGAAGGTGAACGGAACGCCCGCTCCCCCCGCCACGGTTGTGAGTGTAGCCATTGACACTGGATTAGACACTGCAACGTCTACACCATCGGCAATCGTCACGCCTCGATCAACGGTCACGCCTTGAATTCTGACCCGCACATCCCCCGGTGGTGCAACAGCAGATCTAATCAATCTCCATGTGATTGACGATATGTCTGTATTACCCACCGCCGCAGTGATCCGCTGTTCAAGTCGTGCCCGGTTGGGTATTGCAGTGCCGGGCGAGTAGGTAAAGTGACGCAATGCCCAAGAAGCATTTGCCGCGCCTCCTGCGGGTGCTGCAATCGTGGTAAAAGTTGTCGACAAAACGACAACATCGGCATTTGAAAATCTGTCCCGCCGCTGACCCACAAACGGCTCAAACGGCAATTGTAGTGGGTCTTGTTTCTGTGCTTGCAGCGCTCTGTTCGGTGAACTTATGGTGGCCGCGAGCGTACTTCCAAATAGTCCGCTGTTTGATTGGAAAGGCGTGAACTCCATTGTGGCCGACAGAATGGTACTTCCAGGAGGAATTTGAGTGTTCCAAGCGTTCTCAGTCTGGCCCTGCAATCCGATAAAAAAGTTACTAAAAATCTGCCGCGTATCAAAGAAAAGCCATTGGGTGTTGGCGTTCTGGAATGTATGCGACCACGTCGCATAGTTGTCAATCGCTTCTTCAACGACAATAACTTGTTGGGCCATTAGTCAGGGTCCGGCAAAACAATCGGGAGAGGCATGCCATCGTCACCGTACTCAATTAGTGGCAACTGGTTGGCAGCCTCTAGGATATTAATAAGCGCATCAAATTCAATATCATCTAACACGGGGGGGCACCAGACCAAGCAGTACCAGGTTATTATAAATTTCAATCAGCGCTTCATTCACCTGCCTTTGGGATAGTTCATCTGTTAATCGTATCCTAGTCTCAATGGTTCTACGATTCGGCTTAGTACGACCGGATCTTTTTTCATCCTCAACAAATTCGACAATACTTTTCACCACATCACGACGTTTAATATCGGATTTAGAAGACTGTAATCTATCTCGAGGCATTAGACGAATACCATAGAAACATTGAGTTCATCAGGAGTTGCTGTTATAGCGGTTATACGAACTACTACCCAATTACCGGCGGGTATTATTGGGTTGTCGAAGACCGCAATTTCCTGACCCACCGTGCTGTTTGATACAACTGTCCCGGCATTGACTACATCGGTAGGGGTTGTTGATCGATCTGGACCAAATGAAATGAATACTGTGGCATCAACCGTCCCCTGTAGCACAAAATTCAATTGTTGGATGATAATTTCAACATCAGTGAAGAAAATTGCAAAATTATCATTAGTAAGGGGATTTTCTATAGTTATGCCGCGAGCTTTTAGGGCCAAGGTGATTAGTTGTGCATCAATCTGTGCGTGAGTGTTGACACCAATATTCAGAATATTAGCGTGGTCTATAGACCCTTCAGAAAAATGAATTGATCCATCAGCGATATGCGCACCAGTGATCGCCAACATCGAGTCAATGTCCGCATGGGTATTGACACCGACATTCAAAATGTTAGTATGATCTATAGACCCTTCAGAAAAATGAATTAATCCATCAGCGATGTGGGAATCGATCTGAACATGAGTGTTGACACCGACATTCAAAATGTTAGTATGATCTATAGACCCTTCAGAAAAATGAATTAATCCATCGGCAATATGTGCACCAGTAATCGCCAGCATCGAATCAATCTGTGCATGGGTATTGACACCAATATTAGTCAATAAAAGGTGATCAGTAACGCCGCCGGGAGACGCTATAACCCATAAATTATTGTTCCGCACATAATCGTTGCCATCATTTGGGGCATCCGCGAAGTGGATTATAACATCGGCAATATGTGCATTGATTACGGTAAAACTTCCACCGAGGGTAAATTCGAGATCCTGAATTTGCATTGTTAGTCGATCAAGTGCATCTTCGTGCGATTCAGAGTCAAATGGGTCATACCGGGTGTAATTCAATTCCTGAGTATTGGGTGTGTCCCTTGTGACAGTTAATGCCTGAGCCAATGGTGGAGCCACTAAATACTCAACTGAGCCGCCGGGTGCAATATCCTGATCCGGGTTAAGGATAAATTGGTCAAAATCAGTCAAAAAATCGAGATTCAACCAAGCGGCGTCATTGACCCGGAACGCAAATGGAAAAGATATCTGCGCACCTGTGCCAATATGTGTAACCGATGGTGTGTTGTCCTGAACAGTCATGGTTTAAAGAACTCTGGACCTTCAATGGGCTTATTCATTATGTACTGATCCATCGTTGGTTCCAACGGATCAACTTCCCCGCCAATGGCACGTCGCAATCTGCGATAAGTATCAACGCTGACGGAATGTTGAATAACTATCGTTTCCCCGTTGCCGCGTTCAAATGTGTTGTTCTCCCCATGGTGTGAAATCAGGAAATCCAACATTGCCATTCTGCCCAATTTACTGCCTACGCCCAAAGCCTTGCGTAGCATGAAATCCCCAACCGAATTAGGGCCAATCATATCAGCATCAACTAACTTACGCCAGGCACTAGCCTGCATGACCCTGTTCACGGTGTGTTCACGCGATTCACCGATCAGTTGGAGATATTTATCATAAACGTAACCATCCCCACCGTCCATAGCAAATAGATCGACACCATCACCGCCTCCACCAGGCCAATCGATGGTTTTGTTTGGTGTAGATACCGGGATCCGGGAATAAGCAAGGGCCATACTGGCCGGATCAGATTTGTCAGGATCGCGAACATTGAACGGAATCAAAGCCCGAACGTAAGCATTGCCGTAATAATTCTTCGGTTGACCCCTCCAGTCCCGGCTGGGCGGCAAATCTTCAGAGTGCCAAGGTGAGGCATTCATCATCTGCTTATGGACTTGGACCATCAAATTATTGCTGGAGGTACTCCGCATAACTTCATCTGCCGGACGGCGAAAATCGCGCAACAAATTCGGAACCAACATTGAATTAATTATACTGGCACCCACTGATCTTGCTCGGGATCCCTTCTTGGACGAGATAGCAGTCATTATATCACTTGCTGTGGATAAGTAAGACTCATCAATGATCATGTCAGCCGTATATAACAAACCAACACCGACCCACTCCATGGCCGGTTTATCCTGTTGTTGGGTCATGGAATAGTAATCATATATTGATGCTATAGTAGCCAATGATTGTCCTGCAGGGGCAGCCCGTGACATATCATACCATTGGCCATGAATTTTTATTGAATTAGGCTGCCACCCCGCAGCCTCCCAGACTTTTTGCTCTTCCCAGTTAGTGGGGCCGGTCCCTGTGATATCTCCATTCTCATGCATTTCAGCTACGGCCAGCCACAGCCCTGCAGCCACAGTCAATCGGGATAGGGCTTCTTGACTTTCCAGTGCTGTACCCTCCATGATATCCCTATAAGTTTTTGCCGGGGACAAGACCGCATTGCCGCCAATCATTTCCATTGAATAACTCAATAAATTCGCTGGAGTGCGAACAAAGGGGACAATCAGGTTAACCAATAAACTCTGGTTCTGGGCTGTTGACACACCCTTAGCTAAAGCCGCCAACACTCCGCCGTATACGTTTGGATCATTGGTGTAGGTTTGTTTGGCGGCAAATGCTGTCGCCGCTCTTTCCGCAGCCGAATCTGGATTATCTAAATGATGATTGTACCGGGTTTCGTAATCCTTCCCTCCATTGACCTCATCGGCCCTGGCCCGAATACTGGCAATCTCATGCATTTTGGAATTATAATATTGATTCTTGAAAAAAGCATCCCCAGCCTCAAGCAATCTCACCGGAGTAGTGCCTGCTTTACCAAATGCCGAATCGGGCACATTGATGACATTGTATCGCAAACCAAGCTCATTCCATACTTTGCCTTCACCAATATCGCGACCCATGGCGATTTCTTTCGCAAGAGCCAAGCTGTCACGGAAGCCCGAATAGTGGCCACGAAGTTCGGCATACCACTGATGTCGAGTAAGCCTGTCAGCAGGATCGGGCTTGTACTTGGGTTGAATCACCGACCTAGCCAAATCTCGAGCATAGGCTAAGTTATTAATCCCCATTCGTACGGGACTTACCATTAAATGTTGATAGACACCAGAAGCTGAATTACCCAAGAAGTTGAAAAAGTGGGTACGCCAACTCGACAACATCATATTATATCTGACATTCAGGATGGCTGATGCTTTAGCACTCCCCCAAATGCTATCGGACATCTTGCTGATGCCGCGAGTGACATTGGATATATCATCGCCCGTCTTACGGGAAAAATCAGACATCAATTTGATAGCACGTTCAGTATTGGCACGGCCACCCTGTAAACTGATTGAGTCCATCAGGCTCTGGCTAAATTGATAGACCTCGTCTGTGGGCTTAGTTCTGAGAATTTGTAATTGGCGAGCGGCATTGCCCGATACCCCAAAAAATAAATCTCGGGTCGACACAAATTGTGAATGGGCCTGGTTAAAGAAGGCTAAATCTTGATTCGTTAATACCCCATCATTCCGCAGTTTAGATTCAAATTTACGGGAAAGATCGGCCATGGCTAATGCTTGAGAATTATATGTATTTCGTAAAAACACCATTTCGGCGGGCGTCCAAAAAGAAGCCAATTGCTTTTTGGTTATGTTGACGCCCATATCCCGTAAATCTTTTACAATCGCCATTTGTTCTGGGGTAGTTATTTTAACACCGACCAATTTTCCACTAACAATTCGCTCGTTCATGGCAATAATTTTAGCGGCATTTTCACTGAAAGGGTCAAGATGCATTGGTCCCGCTTTTCGCGGCGCTGGAGCTTTGATGGTTACTTCAAAATCTTTGCGACGAAAGCTACTTTCACGGCCCAAATCATCCCTGAGCTTATACCAACCATTTTTGGTGCGACCCACTACTTCGTATCCGGTTCCTAATTCATCGACGACCCTGCTGCCCGGACGAGTGGTAGTGCGCATAATAATATCGCCCTTCTCCAACTCCTCCATTTCGATAATTTTTTGGATTAATTTACGAGATTCCTTGTCAGTAACGTTGGGCGTAAACTTATCCTCAGCTTGAATAACATTACTTAAGTCATCAACTTGGGGTTTAGGATCCGGACCAAACTCTTTGATCCTATCCGCTTCACGTTTAACTGTGACATCTTTAACAATCTGGTGAATTTTTCCAAAGTCCAAACTGCCATCATCAAGTCTAGGGATCTGACCATCGTCCCCCAAAATCTGCATGGCAATTTGAGCTGTTTCATCCCGTTGGCCCTTAGTTACAGTGGCCGCTTCACCCACAGGTGAATCAGCTGCTTTAACAGAATCCACGAGCATTGCAAGTAATTCTTGTTCATTCAACTCTTGTGTGGATCGTTGGTCCAATACATCACCAGCACCCGCCGATATTAGCCGTTGCCTCTCAACCTCAGCAGCAAATTTATCCATCTTGCGTCCGGCCCAGGCACCACCAACTCCGCCCAGAAACGCACCCGCACCCATGCCGATGCCCGTGGCAATGCCAGTTCTACCAAGATCAATGTCCTCTCTGGCCCCGGCTTCTTGTTCGACGTTTTGTACTGTGAGGTCATAACCACCACCCAACATGCCGCCTTCTATGGTACCAGCAGTCGCACCGGCAATGGCTACTTGGATGGATTTCTTTAACTTAGTTTTAATCAACGCTTTAGTAGCAGCTTTGGCAGCGGCACCACCGGCTCCGAGTCCAAGATACGTAGTCGGATCGGTTAGCACTTCACCAACCGCCCCGGCAAACTCCATTGCAGACCCATCTGAGTGATCATACATATTGATCAGATTCAGGAACGCCAGAGCCAACTTCGGATCGTCCGAAGTCATAATTTTCTGAGCGTAATTCAAAGTCATGACGGTGTTCCATTGGAACCCGGATAACTGATTACGTGCCCATTGGCCAATTTCTTCGTCATTGAATTGTTTGGGGGCGTTACCGATGATCCCTGATATATTGGCCCCCAATCCGCCAGTCTGACCGCGAGTTTCACCTTTAGGTTTCATGAAATCATACAGCACTTTGGCATTGTCAACCCAATCTCTGGATCGAGACATCTTATATGTCGAAGGTGATTCGTAGTTGAGTGCTTCTGATTCCTCGGGCGGCAGCCACATGCCCTCCACAATTTTTAGATCGGTGTCCCGCTCATCAGCCCCTTTCGATACTTCTCCGGCCTCATCGGGACGGGTCTCCTCGGCATCGGGACCGGGGGTCGGTACGTCGGTATCGGTGGTGATCTCCGTCCCACCCGTGGACACGGACAGCCTACCAGAAGTCGCGGCTTCTTCGGCAAGCTGAGAGTTCATGAACATTTCATAAACCTCATTATCCGGTATCCGAGCATTCGGCAAAGATTCACGCCACGAATCATATTGATCCGCCAATCCTGAAGCTTCCAATCGACCGCGACGAATTTTCTCCGCTTCCTCTTGTACTTGTTCTGCAGTTCTACTCATTGTCTGGTATCATCTGTTGAAATTGACGGTACAAAGGATCATCTGGTTCCAGCATCAATGCCCCATTATCGGGGGCTATACCCTTACCACGATAATATTGATCAAATAACGTGATAATGGAATTATGCTCATCAACTGGTAGATTAGCACCAGATAACCATAGAATGAAGTTCTCTTGCTGTACAACATTGAATTCCGCGATTAAATAACCAGTTGGGTCCATGGTGGCAAACGGTTTCATTTGTGGTACTGCATTATAGAAAGCACCGTTAATACCATCATCAAACAAATTCATACTGTACGAATCTTTATTGGCTTCAAAAAATTCGGAAGGTTTAGCATCCGCACCATACGCGTCCATGTAATTATCAAGCGCTCTCTTAAATTCTATAGCGGCATCAACCGTGGCTTGATTTCCATCAAGCATGGTAGTGAATTGGCCACCAAATCCCAGTGATACCCGTGTCCACGAATAAACGGATTGGAGAGCGTTGTCGTACTCATCACTTTCCAGTGTCGCATTCACGGCTGAATCAATATCTTTATTGAGCTTGAAAACATCTTCACCTGATATTGTGGCCGGTTGCCCCGATGGTGTGCCGTTAGGATTAAGACCCATAGACCCACGTGTGATCATGAGTTTGAGCAATTTAGCCTTATCCGTCATACGCATATTGTTACCAACGTATTTCAGTTTGGATATTTCGCCTCGCATCCGACTAAGCATAAATGGGTCAGTTGCTCTCGTTGTGTTGCCTTTACTTAATCCGTTTAGGAAAGTCCACCCAGCCTCACGGGTAATTTGATTGGACCCCACGGCGGCAGACACTTGTGGAATGGTTAAATCCCCTTGGGAATATTGCACGAACATTTCATCAGCATTGTCGGTTTGACGAGTTTGCTCCTCAATCCTGAAATCTCTTCGTCGTTGATCCATGATATTGGACATTGTTCGCTGCTGTTCTGGGGTCATTCGGCTGCCTTCGGACCACATTGTTTCTTCAATCTGATCAATCTGGTCGGCTGACTGTGCGCCCATTATCTTATTCTGAACATCAATCTGATCGACCGCCGGTCCCAAATTATTTAACTGATTTTCAGCCCACACGGAATCGGCACCCAATAGAACTTGCCTAGCGATTATTTCACGAGCGTTGGTTTCTCTTATGTCGGTCGGGGCATTCGAGGCCAATACCTCTTCTACTGCTCGTTCCGCCCGGGCCTGTCCAAATGCTTTACTGCGGAGGATATTGGCACCCATAACAGCAGATGAACCCGGAACAACATACCTCGTCATTATTTCTTCGACAAATTTCTCTCTGGCCTTCTTGTTCTTAATTTGGCTGGCGTAATTCCCCACAATTTCCTGGGATCGCTTAGCCCACAATTCTTCCGCAACTTCATGCGTGAAAATTTTCGGCTTAGAAATCTCTTTTCGGCCTCCTTTTCCGTCAGACACTTGAATCTGTATGTCGGCTAGAATATCATCCCCCACAAAGTCAGCATCCAGAGTATTGCTGTTAACAAGCTCGGCCCGAAGTTCGCTCAATTCAAGAGCTGCTTGACCTGTGGCTTCATCAACATCACCGACTAACTTCTCATTATACAGAGCAACACCAACATCGGAGGCGGCATCGATCAAACCCCCAGCAGCCCCGCCACGTCGCTGATAATTTGGCTGGGCAATATTGCCGCTGGCAAATTCGCCAACTGGCTGTTGCACTATATCAGGCAATTTCACGAAAGCGCCCCATACACGTTAAGTCCGGTTTGAGCGCCGCCGGAAATTGCGCCCATAATGTTGGCCTGTCGATTAACCCTAGCAGATTTAACGCCCAATCCCTTAGCGCGTTTCGCATACTGCTTCATCCAGTCAAGTTCTTTCTTGAACTCACCGGCCATTACATCAAGAGTTGCTTGGGCCGTAGACCCACCCGTGCGAAGAACGCCTGAATTCTCACCGAAAGCGACAGCAGTCCCTAAGGTCTGCTCCTGTGCAAATTCACGGCGACGGATTTTCTCAAGATTATCCTCATAAGCAAGTTGGACCTGTTGTTTGTCGGCTTTCTCCTGATTGCGAGCACCGCCAATGCCAAACAAAGCTTTGCCAATCCCGATTGCAGCTGATATATACCCCATTACCGTGTCCTCACGCCGGTTAATCTTGTACTTCTGATCACTTCCGTTCTTCCCTGACTTCCATCTGCATAGATAGCATCAGCCAATTTGGTTTCATATTTCGTTTCCATTCTGTCGGTGAGCTTAACACTCTCCGTGAACGCCATACAAGTATCAGCTGCCAATTGTGCCGCAATGGCATGAGCCATCTGTGGGCTGAATAAATTGGTATTCGTTACCCGTATGATGAAATGTGCCCAAATTTGGATTTCCCTTGAAACAATGTGGTTGCCCTCTCGGACCCAATTCGCATTCTGTAAATCTTGAGTTCGCAAAGCTGTGGTTGGTCTGTACACTCGCCACACTCTTAATACTTCGGATGGTATCAAGAATCGACTGGGCGCGCCAAAAACAGATTGAGTAACAACCGGGGACAATATTTGACGATCTAAGGCAAATGACCACGCGTGATCGGCCACCACCTTATCGCGGGAAGTGGCGTAATTGGCATTCATGATCTTAGCTTCGTTCTGATTATCAGTTAAAGTATTGATCAAGTTCTGACCCATCCAAGTCAGAGCAATATTAATAATTTGAGTTTCTGTGGCCATTAGACTTCCGTACTGGTTAATTTACCAAACAAAGCCGTTACTTCAGTCTGCAACGGCCTATCCTGTAAAATAGTGATGTCCGCTTCGCCAGACCCCAAATCAACCATAGTTGTATCGCCAGTTATGATTGGCTCACCTTGCCCCATAGAACTCGACGGGGTTCTATCCTTGGCATAAATACCTTCAATCAAGGGTATAGCTGATTTGTTTAATCTCGCATACACTTTATTCCAACGTCGTTTACTGACTTGTGAAGTTCCTCTGTTACTGGCACCTTCACGACTCAATAACTGGAAATCATTTTCATAAAACAATCCGAGATATGCAATTTGACCTGCCGCCCATGATTGCAGGGGTGATGTGACCCCGGCAATCACCGTTACGTTAGGGTGAACGGTGTACTGAATCTCATTCGTAAATGGATTTTGGACCTCCACAACCACGCTCACACTTTGGTCCGTAAGTTCATCAACATCGGAGCATTGGAAAGTAATTGGGTCCACACTCCGTCTTGACCACGAATCCAGGCGCGGGATCAAATCTATATCAAACTGCACCAATTCATGACCAGGCCTAATGGTACCCGGGAATCCCACCCTATTGATAATCATCCAAAGCTGCGCACCCTGCGATGTGTTGATTTTAGTGATATCCATCACTTGGTTCACAGCTTGATTCAGGTTCGGTACTTGATTCCCCAAACCTGGATCCGATTGGTCACCGTATGTGCTGTTGCCATTATATGCGGTCGTATACCTCCACCAACCAATCACTTTTTCGGGATAGAAAAAAGTGGCCATCCCCAATGTCCCATCGGCCAACAGAAAACACGCTTGATATGCGGGTTCGTCCAAGTACACCATTCGGCGTACCGGGCTATTGAAAATGTCCCTAGCCAGTAACGTTAAATCTTGTCCATCCCACCCGTAATTGGTGCCGCCCTCATCACTGAAAGTGCGCATTCTTCTACGGCTATTGGACGTAAATACCATGTCTCTGCCAACCACAATCGGCTGAACACAATTTGATCCCCAATCAGTCTGTTTGGGGAATGAAAAATCATCAAAAGAAATCACACCTTGAACCGAAGTGCCTATGACTTCGGAAATATCGGTATTGATTACCAATTCTTTTCGACTGGTGAGAGTCTGAATACTCCCAGAAGAAGACAATGGAAACAGTAATGGGTCGTCTTTCGCTGCTGGGGCCGCATTATCGAAATCAACATAGTCACCGGACCGGGAAGCCCACAAAGTAGCAGGATCGCTAGGCGAACCTCCTAGATACAATCTGCCCTCATGAAAAGCACATGACACAGGAAAATTGCCCGCCGCCCAGTTGTTGGGAGTTGGCCCCTGAAAAGGATCTGGCAGTGCTATGGACGACAATGCTTCGAAGGTCCATTCACCATTACTCAAGCGCAACCGGTGAGTTTCAACCTCCGGGTGCGTAAAGAAAGCTACTTGCTCGCCCGGGTCCATACAAAACTGCAAACACTCCAATTGTTCTGCAGTCCAAGGTGATACGAACTGCACATTCGACCCAGAACCCCCGGCCAGTGGTGCCACCCACGACATCGGACCCAAGTCAAGAGAGAAAACAGCAACATCATTATTGACATCAAATCTCAAATCAGGCACGGGATCAGTCGTTCCCGTCCAAAATAACCCAACCGACAGGAATAATGAATTATTGCCTATACCTGGAATAAAACTCAAAGTGGTTTCGGCCTGAGTGGTATTTGCAGCGATTGATATGTTATTATCAAGAACATCAAACCCACCGGGTGTAGTCCCAATCCTCACTTTAATGACAGGATCATCAAGGGGAAAAGCACCGAGAGCAGCAATTTGATCATCACTAAATATTAATAGATATGACAACGTTAATTCGTTCAAAAGCAGTTCAGACCCCGCCGGGATTGTTACAGGTGACGAAAATCCGCTCTGTAATCCGGTGGCTCTGAACCCGTTAGGCTCCGCTGCGGACACTCGGTGGCCTTGACCAAGAACTTTTATATAGGCATTTTCCAATCCTTGAAAAAATGGACCAGCAAATCCAGTGCCGATCAAAGCTGGTGTTGTGTTAAAAGTATCAAAAAATGTATTGACTATCCATTGAGTACTTGGAAAACCATTAATGAACGTGGGATCGGGCAGAAGATTATCGGAAACACCGCCCACCAATTGTTCACCAGTAACTGAATTACGAGCAATGATATTAGTATCACCGATTTCCAAAATGACGTCTTCATCAACACCACGCTGAAATGTAAATGCCCGAATTCCCTCAGCCCCCGGGATACCAGACATCCAATTCTGATTATCAACGATTTCAATGTACTTGGAACCTTCCCTGAGTGTAATACCACCCTGCACCAACGGACGCCAATTGCGCGCCCGTTTTAGACCAGATTTATAGGCATCACTGGACACTCGCCCATGAATCCGTGGATCGATTTCCCCGGAGGCGAAAGATTCTTGTATGGGGGATATACGCATTAGGCCAGGGCCGGTCCACCGGCTAACCAGTAGGCCATTTCCTTGTCATTGAGAGTCAACTGCGCAAAGCCATTGCTGGTCAATACCGTGAACCACATATCATTGCGTTGACCCTGGGAAGTGATGGACGCTTTGCTGAGCAGCATGGTATTCCATCGATCAGGCAACGAATCCCCAGTGCCCCCCTCTGTTGCCAACCATGCAAACAACATGTCGTTGGTAGTGGGTGGGGCTAAAGGTACAAGTATCCGCAACGCCTCGAAGCGTTCGTCCGTTAAACTAGGCACTACGAGTAAGAGCTTTTAGCTCTTTTCCTCATCTTCTTGCGCATCTTCTTGCGCATCTTCTTGCGCATCTTCTTGCCTTGTTTCTTCGGTTTGTGACTCGTTGAGCCGGGGTTCTTCGCCATCTTCAGTACCCTCATGTTTAGCCAATCTGGCGGCTAATTCTGCGTTCTGCAGCCGAAGTTCCTGCACCTGCGGGTTATCTTCAATCACAAGGATTTTTTCCTTGCGACCATCGATATGCGCCAGTATTTTCTCCAACGATTGTTCCGTCATTTGGATCATTTTGGCGATTATTGCGGGTGGTGTGTTCTCGGTATGCAGCCGTTTAATTCTGGCGAACTGTCTTGCGTTTGCTCCGACTCTCATGGAGTTCTCCTTATGTGGATCTTAATTTAGTTTCAGAATTCGCTCCTGAAACAGTTCAATGGCGCGAGAGATAACATTCCCAATATTGGATGAATTTCCCGCACCATAAAAAGTTGCGCCATAGGCAATAATAGCATCATCCTCAGTTAAAACTGGGATCGCCGCCACATTTGTTACCGGGGTTAAATGACCCGGGGGCACACTGTTGACCATATTAACGGCCAATGGTCCCACTGGGTACTGAGTTTCGCGCAAGTGATCACGAAGAAGTTGCAATGCTGATACAACTCGTTGGTTGTTGATGTCTTTAACATTTGTGCCCACAGCAATCATAAGCTCACCTGCCCCAACAGTAAGTGCTGCCGCCGCCTCTACCGATACAACCATGCTGGGTTTTGAGTCAGCAATATCGCTAACAGTAACCTTATCCACACTATTCTCCTGTAAAAAAGGGGTCCCGATATCGGGACCCCAACTCACACTTCGCCAGAAGTACGGGTTAAATCGTATCCGCTAGCTGCAGGTTCACAATGTGCTCGTCCTCAACGCGAACCGCGCCGATTGTCATGAACGAGTAAATGCGCCATGCAAAGCTGATAGACGGATCTTCAGCGATTCGCGACGTTACGTCCCGGTCGATCATCATACCAATTGCCTTCATGGTCATAGCAAAGCAATCAATATCTGTACCGGGGGCGGTTGGGTGGTTCAACCGTGTGGAAACAATCCACTGGTACCCCATCCAATTTTCGACGAAACCGTTCTCACCAAGAGTCTTGGCGTAAACGTAATCGCTGGACGTAGCTTCCGTAAGCTGCAAGAGCTTACGAGCCTGTACAGGGCCGATTACAATACACTTGGGCTCGTCGGGATCGATGTCATTGTCCAGGAACCTTTCGGTAACCTGCGTCACAAGATCGAAATTGAGACTGGTGTCGTAAACGTTAACCGCCGTACCAAACACCCGCTGGGCATCCGGGAAAGGGTTAGCGACGCCAAGACCATCCAGGGCTGTGCCGGTTGCAGCAGCAATGATTTCATCATCGAAAGCTCGACGCATCGCATAACCTTGCGACTGTGCGAGATTCGAGTTTGGATCGATAATCATCTGCACAATGTCTTCCTGCTCGGTTGAGTCACCGACATCGTACGTGGTTGGGACGGATACACGTCTTGACCAGGGCCAATCTTGGACCGGCGTTGGCTGTAGACGTGTAGTTTTCACCTGCGCTTCCGCTGTGCCCAACCGTTCCCAGTTGTGCTCTTCGGAGTCCACGCCACGTTCTGTGACTTTGGACCGCAACCTTGATGGCTGCTGCTGCGCGAGGTGACGAAGGATGCTTTCGTATGTTGATACGAAAACATTGTCAACTGTATTAACCATTAGAGGCTCCTACGCAAAGTTAAAAGATTAAGTTTGACGCTTGGAGCTACCCGATAACTCGGACCCGCAGCTTGCAGATTCCGTCTGCCAACTGGAGCGATTTTGGACCTTTACAGGCTACCCATCATCCTTCTCATTCCTGAGGAGTATACCACACCCGTGATCGTCTGTCAACCCCTTCAAGGTTTTGACATAATCTTGCCAGTTAGCTTCAATGAGTTTGCACCACTTTTCTTGCTCTGCGGCAGGGCGATTTGGATTAAGTCGACAAAAATCGGGCCGGTCGTCGTAAATGGAGCATAGATTATCTTCAGTAAGATTAATGCAAGCCCCATCCCCCCGGTCCAACTCAGGGTGATTGAGGCCTGCCATCTTACAGCAGGCCCCACACGACCAGCACTTGAAAATGGAGGTTGGTGCAGGGATCGAACCTGTCTTGCCGTTGGTCATGTTATCAACCAATTCGCGTTACCATACGTTACCAACCCAGAAAAATTAACTTCCGGCTGCTGCGGCACGATTTAGATCGACAACCCGTTGCACATACTCTTTATGCTGCGGGTGTGCACCATCCCAATACGGACCTTTCCGATCAGCCATGATTTCGGAAACCCTGGCCTTAGCTTCGGAAGGACTGACACGGCTTGTGTGTTCATCCTTATTGAAGTTGATGCCCTCGGTGCCAAGTTGCTTGCCGATGTTATGGAGCCATTTGACTGCATCCGCCGGTAACTTGCCGTTCGCGGCCAATTCCATCATTTCCTTTGGTGCGCCCGTTCCCTTCATAACGGAATTCACCAACTGAAGATTGTCCTCGTACACAATCCCCCATTCCTGCTTGAGAGCACGTTGAGAAGTCAAAAACTCCTCAGTGGCGGCTTCCTGTTGTTTGGTGGTATGTTCAGCCAACGACCCGACCATTTTTGTGTATTGGGTCTTGGTCAGTCCCAGGCTGTGGGCCAGAGTTGCGAATTCCGCCATCTGGGTGGCGTCGACACCTTCTGGGTGTTCATACCCTGCAGCATCGTCCGGTCGCCCCATAGTCTTAAATAGAGCATTCATCTGCTCCACGTTGTCCCGGTCCGGCGTCGGAATAAGACCCGGCACTTTGTCCGACAGCTTGGTGTGAAATGCCTTTAGCGCATCATCACCCGCATCCGGCCCCGGAATACGTATAGAAGTCCCCATCGTTGCTTGCGCATCAATATAGGATTGTCCAAGCACCCCTACGTCCTTAATATCTTTCAGGGATGCATGGTCACGTATTCCCTCAGGGAGACTGTCTCTCCAATTCTCGTTTCCTTCTGGCATTGTCTTTAAACCTTATTAGTTGGTGGATATAAATTACAACGTCTCTCCTACCGACATTATAATTAGTCTCCGCATCAGTGTTTCCCAATAATACATCGGGGTTAAATTCCTCTTCTAAAGCTTCAAGGACTTTCACTCCTACTGGCGAAGTGAATAAACTGTGAAAGTCCCCCGCTTTTTTCTCGAGGTTCTCTATTGCGACTTCTTTAGGCCGCTTCTTCTGCTCCTTCTGGTCCAAGACCCGGTACTCCTCTTATTGCTGTCTCACCGTCACCAAGGGCCTTCATGCCCTTGCCTACCTGCTCATCCTCCAAACCTTGCCGAGTACGAGCTTCTTCCTCTTTGCGATCTGTGCGCTTCTTCTTGATCGCCGCATTGGAATTCATCAACTTGGCTGGGACTCCTTCCAGTGATCCAAGCTCCTTACCGATCGCATCCCAATCGGGGATATCCAGAACTTCAGGTGCAATTTCGCCCAACTCGGCAATCGAGGCAATCCAGCGAGCTACGCCCTGAGCGATATCCGCCCTCTGCGCCCTCACCAGCGGACCGGTGTAAATAATATCCAGTTCGCCGTTATCCTGTTCAAGGATTGTTGCAGGCATTTCACCGAACTGGCCAGCCCGGTACAGAATATTGAATGTCCGCTGTACCAATGGGTCCAGATAGTCGGATTGCAACCGTCCAAGCGTCGGCCCCAGGAGCCGTTGCATAAGTTCATACCGTGTCTGAACTTCCGTGGCGGTCATTGCCGGAGATTCCTTAAGCTCCAACTGATCCACAAAAAAGATAGACCTGATACTTTGTTTCAACTGCTCACGTTGCAATTGACTCACATCGAACCGTGCCTTGGACTCATGTGCTTTGATTGATTTCTCAACGTCCCGCACAACCGTCATACCAGCCGGTTCAAGGTCCAGATCGGACAGCAAGCCCCTCTCTGACACAAGCGATGCCGGATCGACAACTTTTTCTGTCGCCTTGAGAATCAACTCCACGAGTTGGTTGATGGTCAAGATATCCGGCAGTGCAATCATTGCCGGGCCATGGCCCCACATTGACTTGGAAGTTTTGCGCCAGCGCGGGATAAAGGCCGGATTCTCGTAATATCCACCTTCATCACCCAATTCAAAAGAGTCTTTGTGTAGAACGTACTTCATACCCCATGGGCGTTCCTTAGGGGCCAGTACTTTAGACACGTTGGCATCTTTCTTATCTTCGCGGGGGTATATACACAGGATTACCTTGAACTTCTTGTCCATGGCTTGTGCACTACCAACCATTTTCTTCATTGAATCCGGCAAAGCATCTTCACCGAATTTGGTTGCGATCTGGTCAGCAGTCCACATATACCGCCTATAAGATCGATTAGCCTGGCCAGTATGGTCCTGCTCAAACCAAGTTTCCTCAACCGGCACCGATTGGAAATTGAGCTTTTGGAACACGCCGTTCTTTTCCTCAACCTCCTCAATAATCATCGAAGTACCGTAGGAAACGAGGTCGATATACGTCTCATTGGCCTCTAGGTTGAAGTTTGAATCCTGCAGAGCTGTAAAACACTTGTGTGCCGCCGCCTCCAGCCATTCACGCGATTCTTTGTCGTCATTCAACTCTTCTTCACGGAATGCTAGCTCAAACCAACGTATAGCGGGGCTAGTAAGAGAGCCATGAATAGAAGCAGCAAGAGTGTTAGTAGCATCCACTGCCGTAGAATCGAATATTTCACGATTGTCCCTCCATGTTACCGCATGTTCGGAGGCAACGTCCCGGAAAAAATCGCCCCGGAAGGGTACAACCAACTTGTTAATAACGTCCCATATGTCCTCAACGGTTTTCCGTTGTGACACAAGAGTATCAAACCTTTTTACAATTTCAGCGCCTTCCATTTCTCGTAGTCCCATCGTCGTTGAACATCCACGGATACATGTCAACCGCATTCTGGCGTTGGTTTTTCTGTTTTCCTTTTATTGCTCTTTTAACTCCGAAGTTCGATGCGCTCATCTTGACGCCTCTGGAATAATCTGTCCACCCAACACTGAGATAGCGCATAGCGTCTGCGGGGTGACTCGCCCAATCATGGAGGGGTTTATCTCGAAACATTTGCATGCGGTCGTCGTATTCTCGACGATAGGAATATAGCCCGTCAAGGAGTCGCCCAACTTTAGGCTCATTAAATCGTGCTGTCCGTATAAGGGCTCTTGTGGCATCTATTCCGTCCTGTACTGGAAGCTTCGGTACAATGTCGAATGCAAATCCAAGCGCAGCGGCGAATTCCCGTCTTGTCTTGCCGGTCGTCCAATCGGTATTTTCGAGGTCATGCGGTCCCCAGTGCTCATCATAATCGTAGGGATGCGAGCGGACGTCCCTAACCCACTCGTCAAGAGCTTTGTTCCGGGCTTCGAGATAGTCGATGATAACAGGCTTGCCGTCTTCACCCCGTTGAGTGACGATAATAGAAGTTGCATCCCTAAATCCTATGTCCCACCAAGTTTGACATTGTTTGGCCGGGTCGTGGGGGAAATGTCCGATCCGGCCTTCTTCTTCTGCGAGATTGAGTTCCTTGGTATAAAACGCTCCTTCCATCCCTGCTTCAAAACTACAGAAATATTCTTGAAGAATTTTCTCCTCAGACATGCCCTCAGCACGTTCCTCTGCGATAATGTCAGGACTGATGACATGGGTTCCATTTGGCCTGAATGTGTCGTCCACTGTAAGTAGGCTAGAGTACCATTTAGGATTACCCTGAGCCATGTCAAAAAGTTTTTTGCCGTGATTTTTGCCTCTAGGGGTGTATATAAATAATGCCCACCCACCGTTTTCCGCCAAGATTGGACGAATATAATCCCACGCTTTGGGGTCTGCGACAGCGAATTCAGAGAAGATAACTCCAACAGGATTCGTTCCGACAAGACTATCATAGTTATCACTTCCGACGACTTGATATATGCTACCATTCCGAAACCTTATCTGCATGTCCGAATTGTTGATTGGATTTGCAACTTGTCGCATTTCCTTTGGGAACGCTTGATCGATCATTCTTCGACCTTCTCGGTCGATACCGTCCCAAACCACCCTGCGGCCTTGTTTGAGCGTGGGTAGCATATGCCATATTGTTCCGACACGCATTTGAGACGCTACAGCGCTGAGTTGTAAACAACAACTGTCCTTCCCACACCTTCTGTGCCATACTACTGCTGCCTTCTTACGTTCCAAACCACCCTCAAACATATGTCGAAAGAGGGGAGCCTGGTAATCACGTGCCGCCCATTCATTAGGGAGATCTAACGCCACTAGGGAAGGGGTTCAACCGGCAAATCTTCCGAAGAAGGTTCGGGGGACCCACCATCGAGAAGGGCACTTGCCGCCAAAACTTCATCGAGAAGGGCACTTGCCGCCAAAACTTCATCGAAGTCAACTTTATCTGACCCACTATCGTGAACTGGCAATTTCCTTTCAGCCCGTCTCGCTGCTTTCTTCGCAATCTTCTTCGCTTGTGTTTCCTTGCTCACTGTATTCTCCTTCGACTGTTATGCCCATTGCTTTGTGATTGATGTTGATGGTCAAACCACCCTTGACCACCTCAGGAACCGTGAATCCACTGTGTTTAGACATGAGATCGATTGCTTTACCGTATGCAGCCATGTTTGTGACTTTGCCTTCCCATGCAACACCGTCTCTGTCAACTCCCTGGATTGCCATGTCACCTCTTGCCCTCGGGAGATACCCGTGGAGTAACTCGTATTGAACCATATCACGAGTAACAAGAGAATCAGCAGCGAGTTCATCGCTAAGAAGCTTAATAAGACGAGCGATCTTTGGATTTCGGAGGAGTTTAACACCAGCATTTGGACTACGATTGACAGCGCTAGCAGCCCGACGATGATTGTAGTCAACGAGGTATTCATAACAGAACAGCCTCTCTTGAGGCTCAAGTTCCTGTTCTGCCAATTGGAGTTCGTTCAACTCCTTCGGCTGGTCGGACGATAAATCGCTCATTACGCTGGGCTGCGATGATTCTTCCGTCGATGCGAGTTCTTGCTCGGCCAATTTCCTTCATCCTTTCGTTGAGTATGAAAGTTCGCTCCTCCAATGCCAGAGGCTTAGATACTTCTGCCATAGTTAGAACTGGCAGGTCCCTGAAAAGCGACTTTCTCATTGATTCGATACTCCTCGGGAAAAGTATAGCACATTCGTGGTTCGCTGTCAAGTATTGGCAAGGGAATAGGAGGACCCACTCCATATAGGGTACTACGATAACACGCGTGCGCGCGGAAAAAGAAAAGAGTCCTCAATGGCGCGGTCCGCGTAGCGCGGATAAGGGAGCGGAGGAATTCTCGATGATCAAGAACGAAGGAAATTGGCAAAGGGAGCGGAGCGAGATTGAGTTACCCCGTGCGAAACCCCCATGAACGCGGAACAGCGGGTCCCTCGTCTCGGGGTATACTTCCCACTCGGAACCGCGCGCATACGGGGGTACAGGAACCGTGCGCGTAAAAAATGACCGTACGTATGCGTGGTTCCTCCATGTCTCGGCGCAACCCGACACCGGCCTTGGAACACGGAACTGGCCCAGACCCCGCGTCGGGCGGGTTGCATCGACCAGACTTGACACGGAGGCCGCGCTGTGTTAAAATGGGGATGTCGGTGGTGGCAAGGCCCGGATTCCCCGGTCCCCCGCCCCGCAACACAGGAGCACAACCATGAGTAAGCAAGACGAGCAAGCCCCAGAGCAGGGGACCGAAGTGGAGGGAACTCCGAAGCGGAGCAAGTCAGAGCAGATGCGAATGTACAAGGATAAGTACGAAACGTACCAAGCGCCGAACGGCAGCCTCTCGATGGACAACGGTGATGAAGTCGCCTTGGCTCTTCGGGGCAGCAGCCCGGAGGCAGTAATGGCGGCAGCCGAGAAGCTCAAGAAGCTGGAACCGGGCACACTGGTGGCACGTTACGCCGACCGGAACCAAGGGGCCAAGCGGATGAACAGCGGTAATATCATCCGGGGCTGCGTCAAACGGGGCGACGCAACCGCCAAGGACGTCGTTGCGGCACTGAAGGCAGCGAGCAAGGAGCTCAACACGGTCAAGCACTGACCGGAATGGGGCGGCCCGGGGCAACCCGGGCCAATCCCCCAATCACCTAACACAAGGAACACGACATGTATCACCCAACACAAACACGGAACACATGGATTATCCTAGGCATTTGCATCTTAGCTAACTTGATAGCTTGGTTCGCATAAGGAGAAACACACCATGAAAGTAGCAGCCAAGTACACCATTAAGGTCATAAACGGAGATGGAGTGGAAATCGGTTACACGATTAACAAAATGCTAATAAGACCAGAAGGTGATTTAGCACCATCAAAAAGTAATATGAAACTCGGCAAAGAAATCAACAGGATCATCAGACATAACCACTAACATAAGGAGAAACACACTGAATAGCTAGCCACTAGCACAGAACAAAGTCACGGGAACCAGTTTATTTTCTGGAGGCCCGATTGTGGACGACATATTGGCGGAACGCGTTCCAAGGCCGAATGAATTTATCAGTGGACCAAGGAACATGTTCCGACTAGTAGTAAGGAGTTCGAGAGCGGACCAAAGGCGCTGGGAACACGGGACGGCAACGGCGCACGGAAGCGCGGGTGACCTCTAACCTCTAACCTCTAACCTCTAACCCCTAACCTCTAACCTCTAACCTCTAACCTCTAACCTCTAACCTCTAACCTCTAACCTCTAACCTCTAACCTCTAAC